TTATTTTTTACCAGATGTAGATAAACCAGAATTTTTGTATAAGATAATCCAGTCTTCGAGTGTCATGGTAACTAGCCAGTATTTGCTATTTTTTCTGTGAAAAACAGCAGGTAATCCATTCTTGCAATCTCTTTTAGATTGTTCAACTGCATTATATATATTTAACTTTTCTACTCGTTTGCACTCTATATGAATACCTTTTAATCCTACTACGTCAGCACTTCCGTTATATCCGCAGTATTGCTGACTTCTTCTAGTGCTATATCCGTATTCTTTTAGTTTAGAAGAAAGTTCTCTTTCTCCTCTTGCTCCTTTTTGCTTGCTATTTATTTTAGCCATTATGTCCTCCTAACATTTAATATCCATTATTTTGTCTGTTATGATTTATTGCATTTTTTTTATAATAAGCTGTTTCAATTTCTTTAAAAGAAAACCATATTGAACCAAATCCTAAAATTTTTTCTAATAATTCTATAAACTTATTTTCTATTAATCCTTTTTCTTTAATATTATAAAGTTCTGTTGTAGTGTTTATAATATCTAAAAATATAAGTTCTAAAGATAAGTAATCTAACCTATTAACATAATCTCTGTTAAATATATACTCACTATTTAATGAATTAGCAATGCTTAACGCAAAATGAATAACGTCTACATATTCCTCTAAAATAACCTCTTTAGAGGATGGACCTTTATTGCTCCAAAATTTAAAAAATCTAATTTCATTAGCACATTCAGACAGTTCTACTATTAGTGATACAGTTTTTTTGATAATTGTATTATTTTTGATTTTGTGATTCTTATTTATGTGTTCATCTAGTTTTTTTTGAGTTTCAAACATTTCTTTTAATATCATATTTAATTCTCCTTTAATTATCTTTGTATAATATTTTTGTATTTGTTAAATACATGTAAGTTCTTTTTATGTCCTTTTTGAAAATATAAAGTCTTTCTTTTTCTTTATTGTCTCTAGTTAACATTAACTGTAAGTTTATTTCTACCATCTTTTTTCTAACAAACCTTATTTTTTCTAAATCATTCATTTTTTTAACTCCTGTTAATCTATAATTAATTTTTAGAGCAATTTGTTAACCTGTAATTAACTTAAATGTAAAAAAATATTTCCTATATTCCTCTCTGCTATTTCTTTAAATGTAAATATCTTATTTTTAAAATATCCATCTAAATCTCCTCCAACGTCTATTATTAAAGAACTTTCGTTTACCATGTTTTTAGTTAATATTTTCTTCCCTGTACAACATATAACTATATCTGACATACTCGTATGTTCTGTTAGATTTTTAGTTTTTGAGTGACAAATAGTTACTGTAGCATTTTTATTTTCAAAATAATCTCCTATTATCTTTCCTAAATGTCTTCCTATTACAGTTACCTTTTTACTTTTGATATTTATATTGTATCTTTTTAACATTTGTATAATAGCTTCCAATGTACAGTTTAAATAAGGAGAAAAACCAGTAAAATTATCTATATCTTTTGTAAGGTTCATTAGTATTTTTTTATAAATTTTTTTTTCTTCTTCTAGTTTAAATGGTTGTGCTACTATTATTCCATTAGAAATTTTAATCAATCTATCTATTTTAATAATGTTTTTATCAAAGTTTTCTATATCTAATATAAAAGTTTTACAATTATTTGTTTTGCTTTTTCTTAAAATAGTTTTAATATATATATCTGTATCTTTGTTATTTCCTTGCTTTATTATTAATAATTTTTTCACTTAAATATCTCCTTTTAAATATTTATAAATTCCCATTTAGAATTTTTATAAGTTTTCAATATTCCATTACAACACTTACTTATTCCTTGTTGTTTTATATTATTTTTTTGTGCGGCTTCTTTTATGCTATTGTATACTTTTCCAGACGTAAGGTTTATAACCATGCGTTTATTACCAGCACCTATACCGTTTAGATAATTATCTTGTAAGTATTCTTTTTTCCATGTATAATATGCTTCTTTTATCTCTCCCATAGATTTATATTTTCCTGTTTTATAGGCCCTCTTCCAGTTTGTCTCCTTTGTACAACAAGCATTAAATTTCATATTTGTTTATCCTTTCTTTTATATTTACAATTTTTAATTATATTTTTATTAATAATACATATATATTTTTTATTTTCCAGTTTGGTTTTGTTGTGTATGCAATTATGTGTAAGATATATACAACCCTTACATTGCTTTATTGTATCTATATCTTGCATTTTTACCCCCTTAATTATAAACAGTGTTTAACTCTCCTATCAATTGATACTGCTCTAAATACGCAAATTTAAGCGTACCAATTTGACCGTCTCTATTTTTTCTTATTATTGCTTCTATTATCCCCTTGTCTTGTGTCTGGTCATTATAATATTCGTCTCTATATAAAAACATAATAGAATCTGCATCCTGTTCTATATTTCCAGACTCTCTTAAATCTGACAATATAGGTCGATGGTCTGTTCTCTGCTCGGGTGCTCGGGATAATTGAGATAGAAAAATTACAGTACAATTTAACTCTTTTGCAATTATTTTTCCCATCCTGCTAATATCTCCTATTTCTAGATTTCTACTTTCTCGTTTTGTGTGTGCTTTTAGCAATCCAATATGGTCTATAAATATAATATCTAACCCATTTTTATTTTTAATTTTTTTACATCTGTTTTTAATATCTAACATAGATAACTCACTACTGTCATCTATGAACAACTTATTTCTAGACAGCATTGAACTGTCTAAAGCTACCTTATCCCAATCTTTTGTGCCTATATTACCTGTTCCTATTTTCAGAGAATTTATGTGTGTTTTAGCAGCTAATAGTCTCATGCCTAGTTTTTCCTTTAGCATTTCTAGACTAGCAAAATATACACTGTGTTTTCTGCTTAGTCTTTCTGCTAAGTTTAAAGCAAAAACAGTTTTACCCATAGACGGTCTAGCAGCTATTATAAACAAATCTCCTTTTCTGAATCCATTCAAAGCCCTGTCCAAGCTAGTTAGTCCAGTTTCCATACCAACTACTTTTCCACCATTTTTGTAATTTTGTTCAACCGTTTCTACTGTTGAATACATAACATCTTCCATTGTCCATATATTTTTTTTATCTTCCTGTAATATTGTATTATTTTCAAATTCACCTAAACCTTTTAATATATTTGCATTCGTATTGTGTGCAACATCTAAGAGTGTATAGGTTTCTTTTATTATTTTTCTTCTATATCCTAAATCCTTTAATATATTTGCATTTGTAATAGCTGTTGTGTCTGTAAATGCCGAGGTAGCAAGTGAAGCAATATACGTTATAGTAATTTGCTGTATCGAACTTCCTAGCATATGAACTAAACTGTTAATTGTAATTTGTTTTCCAGATTCAAAAAGTTCTTTTATTGCACAAAATATTATTTTGTGTTTAGTATTGTAAAAACAATCCTCGTCAACTATATCAATTACGTCTAGCAAGTTTTTTTCACTGTTTATTATTTGTCCGAGTAGTTCTTGTTCTGCCGGAATATTGTTTGGAGGTTGTTTTATTGTCATTTAATCACCCCCATATATCATCAAATTTAAAATCCTTTATCTCTTTTTTATTTTTGTTTACATAGTTCCATTTTTCCACTTTTTCTATACTGTTTAAAAAATTTTGTATTTCTAAATATTGTTTTCCTTGCGGATTTTCTCCTAACATCCATTTATTTTCAAACACATTGTCTATAACGTTTTTAATTTGTTCCTTTGTGTAATCTTTAAGACGTGCGTTAATATGTCTTAATTTACTATCCGTTGCTTTTCTTTCATTGCCTAATTTTTTCATTTTAGTCATATAATAGTTCCAGATTTCTAACACGTCATCATTATATTTGTGATTGTTTTTGTTTTTATGTTCTGTTTCTATTACAGCGTTATAGCAATAAATAGATGGTTTTGTACTACCTTTTGGCGGTGTGTATATATTGGTTATTATATTAAGAGATATAAATTTTTTTAAAAGTCTTCTTATAACACTTGTACTTACATTTAAATCTAAGGCAGCCGTTCTTATAGTAATATAAAATTGTCCCTTTTTTAAATCACCCTTAGTTCTTTGTAAGTTTTCTTTAACCACCAAATAATGGTTAAAGATTATTTCTTCTTTATCTTTATCTAAAGAAAAAGTTAATACTTTATTGTTTAACTTGTAAAATCCACACACCCCATTTACTCCTTTCTTTACTTCCTGTATCTTATACCTTGATATAACCTTTTAGTAGATTCACCCCCTCTAAAAGACCTTTCCCTTATATTTTTCTCTGTTACTTTTCTTACTCGACCATATAAGTTGTAATCTATTTTTTTTAATCTTTCAGTTATATCTTTCTGTATTGTACTTTTACTACATCCAAACTTCTTGGATGCACCCCTTACAGTGCATCCGTTTTTTATTATATAATTAGCAACATTAATAACTCTATTTCTTATAATGTCTTGTTTTGTTACTTTCATTTTCCTCCTCCTCTTGTGCTTTTTCTAAACGCATTTTAGATTGTAGTAACAGGTCTTGTGCAAGTTGTACTTCTGTTAAAATTATAGTTTCTAAATTATAATCTTGGTACAAAGACAATAAGTGTAGCATATGTTTTGTTATTGTTTTATCTTTGTAAATAACAATTACTTCTTCAAAATTTTTTTTATTAACACATATTGCGTAACAATCTATTTTTTCTAAACTGTAAAATGGTTTTATATATAACTCTTCAAATCCAACATTGAATATTCTATTTTTTAGATTTTTTATTAACATATATAACCTCCTGTTAATCTATAATTAATTTTTAGAGCAATTTGTTAATCTGTAATTAACTTTAAGCTAAAAAAATATATGCAACAATTGTACACGCTACTATAAGAATAAACGTAAAAAACTCTGCTATAAGTATCATAATCTCTTTATTACTCATTTTAATCCCTCTTTAAAATTTTAATTCTGTTTTGGGCAGAACACATTTTTTTTATTAATATTGAGTTTAGTGCTATATATTGTTCAAACAGTATACTTCTTTTATAAAAGTTTTCTTCAGTCCACATATCAGATACTATCTTAGTTATTTTTACCTTTAAGTTTGAAACATTCATTTTTCTTCACTTTCCTCTCTACAATGAAAATATATTTTATTCTTATCTTTGTTATAATATATTTCTTTTAAATAGAACCCTTCATTTTCATCATCATATATTTTATATTCATTTTTGTTTAATATAAAATATATTGCGTTTATTATTTCTAATAATATCTTAAAAGACATTTAAACACCCTCTTTTTGATGTTCTATACATAGAATTTTTTTAAATTTAGAATAACTAAATTTTGCAACATTTTCATTTACATGTACACCACACTTTGCACACCTATATGCATTGTTACCAGTAGAATTAGTTGTTTTTTTATTTTTTCCTAAAGCACTGTCAAATAAGTCTGGTTCTGTAATATTAAACATATTAACTATTAAATATCTTCTTAGATAAGTTTGTTGACCTCCTAAGCATTGAATAGGTTGACAACCTTTTAAGTTAGCTTCTGCGTATTGTGTTGAAGCTTCTAGAAACTCGTTAGGTTCTTCACAGTTAATTAGTTTTATTGTTGCTAAATCAGTTTTAAAATCTATTATAAAGGTCAATTTTTCTTCTTGTAATATTTCATTTAGTTTTGGCATTATGTCGCTCAATTCAAAGTAATCAAACCCGGCATAGGCATTCTTGCCACTCTTCTTTAGATTAGAATTTTGTAATTTAACTCTTGTGGTTTGTAATTTTTCAAATATATTAGCCATTTTTACACTCCTATCTAATTCTTAAGCTTTCTGTTTGTTTAATTTCTATACCTTCAACATTTCCACCATTTTTAATAATTTCTTTTATTCTATTTTTATCTACTTTTATAATTGTATCTTCTGTTTTGTACAGCTTAGGTATCTTTTTTATATCTACAACTTCAACTGTTGTTGTATTTTTTTGTAGATATATTGTAAATAAATTAGTTTTTATTTTTGTTTTACCAGTTGACCTAAAACTTTCTTCTATATATTCTTTTAAACTTTTAATATTGTTCTCAGTTGCTTTTCTTTTAGCTATTAATCTATTTTCTTCTTTTTTTATAGCTTCTTTTTCTAATTCTTTTGTTTTAATTATTTTCGCTATATTTTCAACTTTAGTTTTTATATCTTCTTCAATTTCATTCATGCTGTTAGAAAGCAAGTCTTTTGGAACTTCTCCAACATCTAACAACTCCATAAGATTTCTATAGTTAGATGTTAACTCGTATAGCTTCATATTATACCTCCTTTTAAAAAAACATTGACAATAATAAACTATTATGCTAATATTGAAACCGTTGAGTTAATTAGCAGTTAACATTTTGTTTTAAACTTATCTTTTTATCTTTTAACTGTTCGACCGCAATATCGAATAGTATCCTGGTTAATGCATTAGAAGCATTATTTCTATTTTGTTCATTTGTAATTATAATTTTCATTGTACCCCCTTTTTCCACTATAAAGATGTGAAGTGGAATAGAAATTGAAGTGATTTAGTTAATTGTGAATTAACATTTAGTTAATTACTAATTGACTGTAAGTTAATTATAGCTTAACTTTGTACAACCCACAATGTCCAAATTTACGTTTGTTAATCTCTAATTAACTATATTTTACATTCTGTTAACTTTAGATTAACAATACATATTTTTAATCTAAAATACTTCATTTTTGTGCGTGTTATGAATATAATAATTATAAATGTTAATAATTATTGTTATAAAAATAAAAGATAAAATTAAGGAGCTGTTTAATATGAATAGAGGTAAAATTGAAAATACAAACAATATATTGGGAGAAAGAATAAAAAAGAGAAGAGAAGAATTAGGATTAACTATGGAAGATTTAGCTGTTAAAATAGGAGTTTCTAAATCTAGCATATATTATTTAGAAAATGGAACTAACAAACCACGTCTAGATACACTACAACAAATTTCAGAGCAATTACATTGTTCTATATCTTACTTGATAGGAGAAGATGAAATAAAGGAAGATTCTTTAATAACAACTGTAGAAGAAAATGGTATATTGTATAAGATTTTTTTAAATAAACACAAGTTTCCAAATGGTTTGACATACGAACAGATGTGCGGTAAGATTAAATTATTAGAAGAAAATTTAAATAAAAAATCTTCTGATAAATAATAATCGAGGGGGATAAAAAATGGATGGTGTTTTAATGGTACAAAGAAACGGAGAGACTATATTCGTAAATTGGGACGAACTGTGTGAATTGTTTGATGTAGATATAGAAATAGAGGGTGTTGTAGATGAGTTTAAAAAGGATAGCAATTTACAGTAGAAAAAGTAAATTTGTAGAACAATCTGACTCGGTTGAAAACCAAGTTCAAATATGCAAAAATTACATTTTAAATAATTTCAATACAAATAAAGTTGAAATAATTACTTATGAAGATGATGGTTTTTCTGGTAAAAATATAGATAGACCAAGATTTAAACAACTGATTAAGGATGCTAAAAATAAAACATTTGACATTCTAATATGTTATAGATTAGATAGAATTAGTCGTAATGTTGCTGATTTTTCTAGCATAATAACACTATTGGAAAGTTACAATATAAGTTTTATATCTATAAAAGAACAATTTGACACTAGCACACCCATGGGTCGTGCCATGATGTATATATCTTCTGTATTTGCACAATTAGAAAGAGAAACTATATCCGAACGTGTTAGAGATAATATGTTAGAAGAAGCAAAGACAGGTAAATGGTTAGGTGGTAATACTCCTCTTGGATACGTTTTTAAAAAACATCCTAATGGTGAGTCGTGTTTGAAACAAGATAAAGAAAAGATTAAGTTAGTTAAATTAATGTATAAAAAATTTATAGAAAAAGGAGCATTAGGCCCTTTAAGCAAATTTTTAAATGATAATAATATAAGAAAGTCAAATGGAAATCTTTATTATATCACTGCAATACGAGATATTCTTACAAACCCTAATTATTGTATAGCAGATAATTTTTTTAAAGAATATGCAATTGAAAAGAATATGCAAGTTTTTGGAGATGATAATGTTTGGGAAAATAATAGTAGAAACTTAGGCGTAATGGTGTACAACCGTTTTAGCTGTCCTGCTGTTGGTAGAAAGAAGGCTAACAATACAGATAAGTGGATTATAGCAATTGGAAGCCACGAGGGAATTATAAACGGAAAAGAATGGGTATATGTAAATAATAAAATACAAGAAAATTCTCAGAAAAAATTTAAATCAAGGTCATCAACAACAGCACTACTAAACGGAGGTATTATTAAATGTGCTAAATGTAAATCTAATTTTATTATCTCACACGCTTATAAAAACGGAGAAAGAATAAGACATTATTATGTTTGTTCCGGAAAATCTTATTCGTATGGTGCTAAATGTACAATCAAAAATATAAATGGTAAAAAAGCAGATAAATTAATTATGGACTATATAAAAGAATTAAATACAAACACAGAATTGCTTAATTCTTTATATAATAAAAACAGAAATGAAATAGAAGAAAATAACGATATTAAATCTTGTAATGACATTAAACAAAAAATAAGTAAATATAAAAACGATATAGACAAGCTTACTGAAAAACTAATATTTACTGAAAATACATTAGCTAGTAAATATATAATAGAAAAAATAGACAAGCTTGGCAATAAAATAACAGAAGAAGAAAAAAAATTAAGAATTTATGAAATAAAAATACAGAACATAAAATATAAAAATATTAATTTAGAAACTATAAAGGATTATATAAAATATTTAATAAAAAACATAGACATATTAGAGGTTGAAGAAAAGCAAAGACTTATAAAAAATATATTTTCTAAAATAGTTTGGGATGGTGAAAATTTAAACGCTACATTAAGAAAGTGGCAGTTATAA